TGCTCCATACTGCTCTCTTCCAGAATTGGAAGCCTGTATGAAGGTTTGGGAGTTTATGGAGATGATTCATAGTCGTTCTTATACTTACATCATTAAGAATGTGTATTCAGATCCATCAGAGGTCTTTGATACGATTCTGAAAGATGAACGTATTATGGAACGTGCTTATAGTGTGACATCGGGTTATAATGATTTCATTAATCATGCACATGAGTATGATAATGGAAATGATTGGAAGCACGCATTAGAGCAAGTTCCCACCGCACTAGAGGGCAGATATGAACTCAAACGCAAACTCTATCGAGCAGTTGCAAACGTTAATATTCTTGAGGGTATTCGTTTTTACGTTAGTTTTGCATGTAGTTTTGCTTTTGGCGAACTCAAACTCATGGAAGGAAGTGCAAAAATTATTAGCCTTATCGCAAGAGATGAAAATCAGCATTTAGCAATTACTCAAAATATTTTAAATAAATGGAAAACTGGAGATGATCCAGACATGAAGAAAATTGCTAAAGAGGAAGAAGAGTGGCTCTATAAGATGTTTGATAATGCTGTAAATGAAGAGAAACGCTGGGCAGAATATCTGTTCAAGGATGGTTCTATGATTGGTCTGAACGATAAACTTCTTCAAAAATATGTAGAATGGGTTGCAAACAGAAGGTTGAAAGCAATCGGTATGAGACCTGTGTATGACATTGCAGCAAGCAATAACCCACTTCCATGGACTCAACATTGGATTTCTTCTAAAGGTCTTCAGGTAGCACCTCAAGAGACTGAAGTTGAATCTTATGTTGTTGGTGGAATTAAACAAGATATAACCAAAGACACCTTTGCTGGGTTTAGTCTTTAATATAATTTTTTATACGAGGGTTTCAAAACCCTCTTTTTTATTGGGCCTTGACGGGCCCTTTTTTTATGAGTAGACTAGGTTTGTCGCCGTTAAAGATAAATAATAGCTCATTGAATTCTATAAGATGAGTTATGAAAATCCATGGATATATGAAGAGAAACCTTTTGAGTCTGATGATATTATGGATTACTTTGGTTTTGTCTATTACATTACCAATAAGTCCAACGGACGATCGTACATTGGTAGAAAGTATTTCTGGTCGTTTAGAAAACCTCCTGGAAAGAAAAGAAAAGTAAAACAAGAATCAGATTGGAAAAAGTATTATGGTTCTTGTCCAGAATTAAAAGAAGATATAAAAAAGTATGGTAAAGAGACCTTCAGTAGAGAGATATTGAGTTTACATAAAACTAAAGGTCTTTGTAACTATGAAGAAACCAAACAGTTGTTCTTAAATAATGTCTTATCCGAGTCACTTGACAATGGAGAACCAGCATATTATAATTCCAACATCCTTGGCAGATATATGCGAAAGGATTATGGCTATTTTTCTAAATAACCAAGTGCCGTGAAGAATATTATATTCTTATGACGGATGTCGTCTTTTATTAATTTAATGATTAACAAAATTCTTTTTGGTCTGCTTTCAATTTCCATTCCATCAGCATGTGCTTATCCTTCAATCAATCAAATTGATTCTCTTCCCAAGATTGATGTTTCTGTAAATGAAGAAAGGGCAGTACCTATTAAGGTAGTAAAGAAAACTTGGAAGTGTCCTGGATGTAATGATAACGAAAAATATGTCCTTGAACAACTTCAAGAAAAAACCCGTATTAGTGATCGTAATGCTCTTGCGACTATCATGGGAAACATTAAGTCAGAGAGCAACTTCCATCCCAACATATGCGAGGGAGGGGCTAGAGTTCCTTACAACGCTTGCCATCGTGGGGGTTATGGTCTTGTTCAGTGGACCACAGTAAATCGTTATAATAACCTTGGTAGGTTTGCTAAAAAATATGGTTATGATCCTTCTACACTTGAGGGTCAGACTGCATATATGATTAACGAAAATATATTCCAACGATATCTACCTATGTTTGAGGGCAGTGGCCAAACTGTCCGTCAGTACATGGTTCCTGCCTATTATTGGTTAGGATGGGGAATCAAAGGATATCGTGAACATTATGCATATGACTACACTAAAAAAATGGTACTAGCATGACAACATTTTTGAACAAAATCAAAATCAAAAACGCAATCAAAAACACAATCAAAACAATGAAAGAAAAATTCGAGACACAAACTTCTCTTCTTGAAAAAAAGAATATTCATTGTTCAATTGATAAAGAAGAAGTTGATTGTGATGAAATGAATGCTCCTTCATACATTGGTGTTCCTGCACCAATGTATCTTGAAGATGACCCTTGGTTTGGTTCTGCCCCTATGAAAACTGAAAAGCAGATTGATTACATGAAGCAAGAATTTGAAATGAAACGTCAGGAACGAGAAGAGCAATTCTTGGTAACTGGTGAATCAGAAGATATTCATCAGAAAATGTATGAGATTGCTACCAAGAATCAGAATACAACTCTAAATTTAAATCCTATTGGTGGTTCTGAAAACTTTCATGAAGGCCCTGGTGGTTGGAACTCCGGAACTGGTATGGGGCAATTTAAAAAATGAGTGAAAAAGATTGGCGTTATAATGACACTAAAATGTCATTGAGAACCAGTGCCTTAAATGTTCTTCTCAAAAGATTTGGGTCAGAGATATGTTCTGATGGATCACCTAGATATTCCAACCAAAGTATTTACGAATGTGTTCATGATTGGGTTTCACAGGGCAATGTAAATACAAATGGTATTGTCAAATATTATGAGGCTTATTACGCATGAAAAAATTTCTTCTTGCTATGATTCTTGTTGCTTCTCCTGCATTTGCGGGAGAATCAAAAACTCCTAAAGAATTCTATACTATGGACTCTATGGGTTGTATGCTCCTTCGAGAATGCACTAAAGATGTCCAACAAGTCTTCAGTATCAATGATATTGCTAATGCTCATCCCAATAGTGATTACGATTTTGTTGCTGATGAGTTCAACAACATGCTCGTTTCCCTTGATCAAATCGGAGTTAAGGTGTTTCTAGCAGATGAAAAGTATTTTCCTGTCGGACATCGTGGGGTTTATCATACCGTCGGTAATAACTTTTTTCTGAATAAATCCTTTATGCATCGTCCTGGTGTTCTTATGTCTGTGATGCGTCATGAAGGATGGCACGCAGCACAAGACTGTATGGCAGGAACGATTGACAATAGTTTGATTGCTATTATCAAACCAGAAGAAGATGTTCCTCCACTGTGGCGTGAGATGGTAGAGCGTACCTATCCCAAGTCTGCTGTACCTTGGGAAGCAGAAGCAACATGGGCAGGTAAGACTAAAGGAATGACAGCTGATGCACTCTCTGCTTGTGCTACTGGTGCTATGTGGGAAATTTATGAACCAACACCTTTGACCCGTAAATATCTTGTAGAAGAAGGTTTTATGTCTAAATAGTAACATTCCTACAAGGAAAAGACCACCCAAGGAGAATCCTGCGAAACTCTTTAGTGTTATAATGGTGGATTCTCTGTTGGAAAGCAATTTTCAAACATGTCTAATTTAACAAGAGATGTGTTAATCAAGACCATCGTTGCCGAAGAAATGAAATCCTGCGACAGTCCTGATTACACTCAACAATTAAAAAATACTTATCATAAATGGAATCATGAATCTAGTGCAAATCTTTGTCAAAAATACAATCAATTAAATCACACTAGTATTACAGTTGATATATTAGATTAATTATGTTGGAGATTGGTAGTGAATAAAGTGCATGAAATTTTTCCCCTTGTAGTTTATCAAGGAACGGTTGATTGCCATAGAGAATTTAAAGAAAAAAATATAGATTCTCTTCGTGACTATTGGTTTAATGGATATGAAAATGAAAGCCCGGAATATTCTGGAAAAATATTTGCACATTTAAATCCAGAATATAAGATGTTTTTCAATTCATTGAAAAAGAATCTTAATGAATATCTTGAACATCTGAATGTTAATCATAATCTGATTAACTATCATATTGTAAAAACTTGGGTTGGTTACCATAAAGATGATGAAACTCCATCTGTAGGCCCACATTTTCATAATGAATCCAATATTAGTTTTGTTTATTATTTGAAAACAGATTCGACATCTGATAAACTTTGTATAAGTCAAGCATCTAATCGTAATGAGATATCTGGAGGATTGTTTGAAACTTCTCATGCAAAAAATGTAATTGCAAGATTCAATAGATATAATTGTAATTACTATACCATCACTCCAATTGAAGGTACTGTAGTGCTTTTCCCAAGTGATACTCTACATCATATTCAAAAGTTTACTCAAAGAACTGATGAAAGAATTGTTATTGCTGGTGATATACGCATTACATTGAAGGAAAATAATCCAAGTTATCATCAAGGATGCACTCACCCTTCTCAATGGTTAGAACTATGACAATGGAAACCTCATATAAAATTGTTATAGATGATCGTAAACCTGTAATGATAAAACACTCTCTGATTTGTCATCCTCCAGCAGATCCATATCTTGTAGATAATGTTGATACTTCTTATCCTGGTATTGTCATAAAGTATGATAATGGATATCTACTGGAAGATGGTGTACATAGAATGGCTAAACTTCAAAGGCAAGGAGTATATGAATCATTGTTTTATGTTGTAACTATAGACGAGTATAAACGAGGACTGGTTCATATGATGTTTATGGGAAAATTTATACCATTGGGTGAATGGAATGCACAATCTTTATCTCCATTGGGACATTAAAATCATAAATACAAGAGCCTCACTCTTTTTTAAATGACAGATTCAAAACTGACTAAAAAAGAGGATGCCAAAAAGGAAAATAAATTTGACTGGGCAGATGAAGGTCTGTCTGCGTTAGTGCGTGTTGTTATTTTATCGTGGTCTGCAGCAATTCTTACACTTAATTATGTAACGATTCCTGGTGTCCCACAGAAGAATATTGATCCAACTTTCATTGCCAGTGTGTTTACCGGAACTTTGGCCACTTTCGGAGTTCAACCTGCAAAGAAAAAAGATGAAGAATCTTCTAAAAAAGAAGTAGAAAAAAAAGAAAAAGTTGAGTGATAATGTATAATATATCCAAGGAACCTGAAGAAAAAGATGTAAAG